ATCATACATGATGTATGTGTACTTGGTGTTGTCATCCATTGCAGCTTTAGCTGCTAATGTGTAGCTAGACTCATTATTTCTAACCTTGTAGTATCCTGCAGATACTGCATAGTTATCGATTACGTTCTGCAAATCAGCATCAGTAGATGAACTTGTGTAAGCTCCTGTATCTGAAGTAAACAGTACAGGCTGTCCAAACGTTATAGCTGAAGCTGTGTAAGTTGTTGGAGAGCTAGGGCTACCATCGTACATCTTAACAGAGTAAGTATAAGATGCCCCAGTCGTCGGTGCTGCATTGTCTGCGTGCGAGAATGCATGTGTTGGGTTACTTGGGGTTTCAGTATCTATAACTCCTCCTCTGAGCAGCTCTACACTAGTAAGGTCTACAAGCGGGGAGTTACGGTTAGTGGTAAAGGTTACAGTAGAGTTGAAGTTACCTATCTCCCTGAAGTAATTCGTCTCATTGTCTGCGTCACTAGATCCTGCGGTACGTCCAGGAACAAAGCTAGTAACTGTAGGAGCAGAGTAGCTGATCTGATTAATAGAGTCAGCAGCTGAGTCCGAAGTCCCGAAGTCATCAGTGACATTGAGCGTATAGTTCAGTGTATAGTTGGTGAAGTTACTCAGTGTGAGCGGATCAGAGATAGGTGTACCACTAACAGCAGCAGCTTCTATGACTGTAGGTGTTCCGTTCAATGTACGAGTTACTGTAGCTGTAGTCCAACTAGCTGAGAATGTAGGAGTTATAGTAGCATTCAAACTAGTAGCATTGTACTGGAATGACCCAGGGTTAGCATTAATCCCAAGAACTTGCTCAGCAAGTACGTTCTCGATAAAGTCAACTATCCCAATACCTCCTGCAGGTGGGGTAAATGTACCTGTACCTGTAAGTCTCCCGAATGACAAACTCCCAAGCTCGAAGTTGAGTGGGTCTGTGATAGTAGCACCTCCCCCGCCTCCAGCACTAGCACCTCCGAATGCTACAATGAACTTACTTATTACCCCGGGAGCAGAAACTTCTAGAACACTAGAGATAACCTGAGGATCGGTTCCAGGGGTAAGAGATAGTCCACCGCCTGCTGCTACATATAAAGAACTGCCTACAGATACACCTGCAAGTCCTTCAATAGTTATATCTGCATATCCTCCTATGACTATCTCACCTTCTTCGTTATTCTTTAGAAGAGTATTTGTGACACCTATAGATGGCATCTTGCTTGGGTCTGCGGAGTCAGCTTTCCCAAACTGCAGTATACCATTTTGATTAGCTACTATATAAACAGGAGTACCGGGCACTAGTGTCTCTCCAGACAGGTTTTGTCCATACAGTCTGTTGCGTTCTAGTCTTCCTTCCCTGAGATTAAACTTTGCCATCCTGATTAGTGTATTTGTTTACGAGCCAATATAAGTTTGATCTCAGCGATATCAGCAGCTAACTGCTTGAGTATCACGTTGTTCTCATCTTCTTTCAGCTCCAATGATTTGACCCTGCTTTTCAGCGAAGCATAGTCATTCTGATGCTTTATCCAAACACCCACAATACCGGCTGCTACAGCTAGTAGCTCGAATAGATATATCTCTTCCATTTGTTCAGCATCTACACTTCCACTTACGGAGTGCTTTGTTAATTCTAGAATTAGGATCTCTCTTTCCTTTAGCTCCGGTTCGCCTTTTCTTCATACCGCACATGCGTGCACAGAATGATTTCTTTCTACTCCCACCCTCAGGTTGTGGTGCTTTAAGGTCTGACCCAGGATTCTGACGTTCATAGGACTTACGACCTTTCTCGTTCAATCCACCACTAGGATTCTGACCTTCTTTGCGAGTCCAAGCACCTCCACGTGCCTGCGACCTCTTGATGTTTTCTTCGGTTGGGGCACCTTTAGATCCAGGTTTACGCATACGCTCTCCAGAGCCTGCCGCAATACGACGTCTCTTAGCATGTATGTTGTCCCAAAGTCCTCTTTTTTTACCCATTACTGTCCTTGTTGAAGAGGGATTTTATCCTGCTGTTTATCATTTTCAGTATCAGGGAAAGAACCTGACAACATGCGCAGTTCTCCAGCCATGATACCTTGGTTAATTTGAGCTACCATATCCGCCGGTAGCGGGTACGGAGATTGGGGATCATAACAAGGACCATCATTACAGGTATTAAAGTTGTATACCTCTTCTGGGTCCTCGAATACTCCCCTAACATTTATAGCCTCCAAACCGTTAGGTCTGTATACGTAAATATACTCATCAATCACGTAATATTTAGTGTGATTTTTAGTGTACTTATCGTATGATATATACTCTATCTCATAAGGCTCTACTCTAGGTATAGCACCTGTTCCATCAGGTTTACCTATAAAAGTAAATGCATCTCTAAAGTTGAAGCGTATTGTACGTGGAAGCTTGTCTACGGTTCTGTATACTACACATGTAGGTGGGAGATGGCAGCACTTGGAAGCATCTACTTGCTTGAGCTTCAAGCATCCAAGGTCTTGTTCTATGGTTTTAGATACATACCCATTACGAGCATAGTCCCTGCGAATAAACATCGCACGGTAATGCTTAATGTTGAACTTTATCTGATCTAGAGATATATGTTCATCATTGCTGGATCGCCCACCGCGGACCAGGTTGAGTAGGTTGTATGCTATCTCGTCAAGCGTCATCTAGTCTTTCTTTGATCTTCACGAGCTCAGCACACTTTTCGTATTCTTCTGAGTTCTCGAAGTATTCTATAATATCATCTACAATCATCATGAAAGTCGATGGCTCCACAGGGTCAAACGGAAGGAATATCATATCCTCTGCTTCATCAAGGAGTTCCTGCACAGACATTCTGCCAGTAGCTACCTTGAAAGCATTACGATACGCTTCGTCCAATATCTGAATCTCCTCCTCAAGAGAAGTTTCCATATCGTCGTCTTCTATGTCGTCAAAGTCTAACATTTGCTTGTAAATATCCTTCAAGTCCAGTTTGCTTATTCCATATATATGCTTGTCCTGCTCGTTTAGCTTCGTACCCCATCTGCTTGTGCCAGTCATCGTTAGGACAAATAGATGGTATGAACCTGACCTTAATACCTCTGTACTCATTTACCATCTCTTTATGAAGATGACCGCAGTGTACTTCTCTGTGAGTAGTACGAGCAAACATCTCCGGTTGTTCCGTCGCCATGATTAGTGGCATATCAGCAGCTTTTTCCTTATCTCCATGCGTAAACATCAGCATATTCTTTCCGTACTGATAGTACTTACGGCTCTCATAGCTATTGTCTACTTGAACATTTTGGTCATACCTATACCATCCTGAGAGCACATCTCCTGCGTAGAACATACGCTCGAAGTCATGATTCCCAGAAACCACAATTACATCCACAGGTGCTATCTGCTTCAAGTAGTCAATCGCTTTGACCATAAGCAGCCAGTAACCACGGAATGTATCTTTCCAACTTGCTGATTCCTCAACAGGTGTTCCTTTTGTGGTAGTTTTCCTCATCCCTTCAGAGTTCATACCGTCATTCCCGATAGGGAGTATGAACTTGTCTATCTCTAGACCAGCAGCTTTGCGTACCAGCTCATGCACTACACCTATGTACTGAGCTTCAACCTCATCTATAGATTGATCATGCTCTTTACCGTAGTGCAAATCAGGTAGGGATATCTCATATGCAATGGGCCTAAGCTTAGGCTCACGCTCTATGAGTGGTACCTCAGGACTATACTTAGATGCGAAGCGTTCTATCTCTTGCTTTACATCTTGCACACTAACAGATTCGCTCTTTGTAACTACAGAGAACCTCTGCTTACCTGATACTGTCTGCCAAAACTTTACGCTAGCTACGTCTGAAGTTTTGATTCCATTCTTGTCAAGGTACTCTTGGAACTCACTGATTACGTTATCGCTCTCATTTGAGTTCCCACGAGCTAGCGTTCTAGCTTCGTAAAGTGCTGTTTCACAGTCTTCTATCGGTGCATCAAGTCTTTCTGCAAGTACTTGCGCACTCTTCTTCAGATAACCAGGCCTCTCCCCGATGAAGTCCTTGATATCTTCAATTGTCATTCTATTACATTTCCCCGTTTATCGTGCGTATGTGCACTAGCTTTGAGCTCTCTGACCTGTGACTGCAGCTTCTCTACATCGTCCTCAATTTCGTCAAGCTTGACGATTATGGATTCAATGTCTTTCTCTGCCGTAGCCATTTCTACGGTGCTATCAGCAGTAGTAGCTATAAGCCAAGTGCCTATACCTACAACGAGAAGTCCTGCAGCTGAAGTGATAAGTGTCTTTGGATCTTTCATTTCTTTACTTTTTCTACGGTGCGGCCTGCAAAGTATGCTCCGAATACAGTGAGCATTAGTATCTCTAGTAAGCTGATGTAGCTGCTAGGTGGTTTGAAGTTGGGATCAATACCTTCCCAAATCATCATCACCATAAAGAAAACACATAGCAGAACAAGCATAATAGGGCGTATAAGCTTAGCAAGCTTAACGTCTGATTTCGCGTCCGCTTCCCATCGTCGTGTAACATTTTCTTGTGCTTTAATTTCTGCGTCCATAACTGCTTGAAAGCTTGCACTATCAAGCGTAGGGTCTCTATCTACAATATTTTTAACTACACCCAATACGCCGCGGTCCGGGAGTACATCTCCGACCACTTCGAGGACAGATGGGGCCTTTTCTTTGAGCCACCCTCCAACCTTGGTATCGCGTAGCTTCTTCTGGCTCATTGCATTGGTGATGCGATGTATTCAATTTTGACACCATTGCTGTCATTCGAGTATACTTCAACTGCATGTGTAGCTGACCCACAGCTCCAAGGGAGCATTGCAAACTCTCCAGCATTAAGCTTCGCCACCTGCACAGTATTAGAGCCATCGTTGAACTGTACTGTTATGAGCTTACCTGCTACTCCAGAAGTGTTTCTCAGAAAGAGGTACACTTGGTTAGCTGCATCTCCAGTCTCAGCGGCATCATAGAAATCAGCACCGTCTACAAGACTATATGCAGTACCTGTAGTAGTAGCTGTAATTATTCTTGTACCGTTGTCTATTCTAGACTCTACAGCGTACACGCGGTCGTGACGTTGCGACAGATTGTTTCTAAACGTATTGCTTGATCGAATAGATATTCTTGTATTGATAGTACCCATTAGGCTATTATTTGGAGGAGCTTTTCTACTTGCTCCCCTGTGATATCATCAGGAAGTTGATCTTCTCTGATGGGGTGCAGATACACCTCTATCTTGTTATCCAACAAGTCTTCAACATCCTCAAGTTGCTTTTTGCGTTCATCAATCAATTGATTGTTTTGCTTTTCCAACTCTTCTATTGCAAGCTGATCTTCTGCTTCGATGAGCTTCTGCATTTCTATAGACAGTTCCTGAAACTCTATACTAGGAATAGCAGCTTTCTCTAGCGGGTCTAAGACATTACGGAGCTCTTTTATGTTCTTGCCTACAAGTACAGCAAAGCGTGCGCCTTTCATGCCTTTAACAGCTTCGAGTCCTTTGTACAGATTGAGGAGCTCTCTATTGGTTGCGTTGAATTTGTCCATGGTATTGTGGTTTGTATGTTTTTACAAATTTAGACGTAAACGTTCATAACCAAAAAGTGAATTGAATGGTTGGTAGTGCTTGCAGAGTTACCAGTGTTGCTTACTCTAATGCTTACACTACCTGCAGCTCTGTTTGCAATTTGTGCTGTAAGACCAGCTCCTGCTGATTCAGCCCCGTCTACTTCGCAAGTAAGTAATATGATAGAGCGTGCATTTATTAGTGAGTTGTTGAACGTAAAGTAGTGACTATCATGACCTGAGATTGAAGTAGCATGCAGCACAATTACTCCTGCACTTGCATTTAAAGTAACTGCAGTAGTAATGCTAGTTAGCTGAGTTACAGTCTCAGTACCTCTCCACTCAAGTGTTTTACTTTGATTCAACGTCAAGTTATTGGTTACGTTGACGTCTTGATTGTTATCTACTGAAAGTCCTACGTTATTGTTGGTCTTCAGGTATACACTTCCTGCGGTACCAGTTCCTGACGGTATGCCTCCGTTAATGCTTGTATCACCTCCGTTTCCGTTGCCATCTCCACCACCAGCTTGTATGTTTATGTTACCTCCTGTAGACCCTCCTGAGTTGTCGGATCCGTAGATGTTGAATGCTGGAGATGCTCCTGAAGTGCATACAGATTGTTTGATGGTTTGAGAAGTTGATCCTATAGAATTGCCCAAAGTCAGGTTTCCATCAATATTAAGTCTAGCGTTGAAATACTTAGTACCACTACCTATATATGTGTAGTTGCTACTTGTACTAAGAGATACACCAGCCGAAGTCCCAGTACCACTCAAGTACCCAGACCCTAAGTTGATGCTATTGTTGTTCATATTCAGCGTCGTAGAAAACGAAGCTGTATTAATAACGGGCTTTTGCCAAACCAAGGATGTTCCTGTAGAAGTAAGAACTGTTCCACTAGTAGCTGATATAGCAAGCTCTGTAGGAGCTGAGCCTGTTCCTTGACCAACAAGCAGTGATCCGGAAGCTAGAGCTGCCATATTTCCGAGAGATCCTGTTCCGTTACCAAAAATTAGTCCTCCAGGTACCATTGATCCTATCCCTGTTCCCCCTCTAGTTACAGGTAGTGTTCCGTTTAAGCTACTAGTCTCAAGGTTCAACGGATTAGATCCTCCGCTTTCAGAGAGGAACTGAGCTCCAGTAGCGTTGTCTGCTAGATCAAGTCGTATTTGTCTGTGGTCTAAAGCAACAACAATATTTTGCTTTGTTCCATCTGCAGAGCTTTTATCATTTCTAAGTGTCAAAGCACCTAAGCTGTCTTCAACTTGTATGCCTTTAAATATTAGAACTGACTTGTCTGTATTTGCTGTGCTGGTTCCAACTCCTCCACCAACAAACAAGTCTAGTGGGTTTGTAGTTGGGGTGCCATTAACAATTGCTGCTGTAGCCTTACCACTCTGGAGTGTAGGAAATACATCGTTAAGTGCAATCTTAGTAGATGTATTAGAATCTATATTGCTAAGCAGAACGTACTCTCGACTGGTATTTCCAGCCTTGTTGGTAGTCCTTAAGTCGCTTATCCTCTTCGCCATTAGAATATGATTTCTTCTCCGTCTTCCCCAAGTATGCCTGAAGAATTAGGAAGGTTATTGTTAGTTGTTTTTGGGTCCAAGTAGTTTTTAAGAACTGTTGGATCCACATTGTTTACGTCACCTTCTGTAGTTTCTGTAGGCACAACCTTACATTCAGTACAGAATCTTACCATAAACTCCCACATTATCTGCAGGTACTCTTCTTCGCCTGTGGCTATGTTGTTCTTGTCAGCTTTACGTACAGTCACACTTGAACATCTGTGCCATCCAGACGCTGCATATCTTGGATGCAGATCGATGGGTTGTATTTCTCTAGTAGCTATGTAATAGTTTCTAGTTACTTTATTACCCTTCATGTAATAGTATATTACAATGTCTCCTTTCTGATACGTATCTACTGAGTTGTAGTACCTACCTCCAGTAGCTGCCCACTGTGATACACAGTCATATACTTTAGACTCTGCATTTGTCTCATAGTTGCAGTTAAATAGACAAGGAAGCTGAACTTTATTCAATCCACCATTGAACAGGTAAGCTATGAGTGACAGCTTGAGTATATCAGTGTCGTCGTAATACGCTGCAGACTTCATCCTAAACAGCATCTTCTGACCTTCCTGTGACATGCACTGGAATGCCTGTAGAAGAACACTGTCAAAGTTTAGATCTGAGCCATCTGCTGTTTCAATATCAGGCGGGCACGTAACCTCGACAGTTGAGATAACATCTTCGAAAACTTCTCCGTCATCATCATCGTCATTCGGGTCTCCTTCGCAGTTACCGAGTATGATACAAGGGTCATCAGGAGGACCACACTCCCCAACAGGGCACGGATCAAAAATGGTCGGGTCACATGCAGGATTACCGGGGTCAGGACATTCTGGCTCAGGTTCTCCACAGTTCGGGTCCAAAGCTGGGTCACAGTCGTCATCTTGGTAACAATCAGGGTCATTGGGATCTTCTATGCAGCCGCAGTAGTCACAGATAAGATTATTGCTTTCATCAAGAGCTGCATCTGGATTGTAGTTACATGCATTCGGATCTGTACAGAATCCGTCAGAGCCTGTCACGGGGTCGCATATAGTTTCTTCTACAGTCCGTGATGTGATTACAGGAGGCAGTCCACCAACTGCAGCTATATCTGAACAATCAATACAGAGCTCATCGGTAGGGTTCTGCTCACAGAAAGTTTCAGTGTATTCACAACTGCCGTCGTCAAATGTAGCGTCTGGGTTGTAATTGTCTGCTGCTGGATCAGTACAGTCTAGAATGTAGTCTGGACAATCTGTGCCTATACAAGGCTCTGGACAAGGTTCATCTGGATCTGTAAGACCAACGTTAGTTTCTAAGATTTGCTCCAACAGTGCTACAAATGATCCTTCACCGCAATCCTCTAATCCTTCTACAGAGGGGTTTACTACAGCTATGACATAGTAGTTTCCAGGAGATAGTCCTGTCTGCGTGTATTCAAACTGTGCTGTTGGTCCAGAAACAGTGAATATGTTTGACCAATATCCTATTCCTGTTATACCTCCAGGCAGATCATCTACAGTTGGGACCTGACCTGATGCAAACATTAGACCTACACTGTCTACTACAGTGTTTACGTTAACCCCACCAGTCGGAGGGTTAGGCAGTATAAGCAGAGCAAAGTTATTTACCCCAATACCTGAGTTTGCAGCTGTGTAGTTAATCGTAGCTGTAATTGATCCATTGTTGTCAGGTACAATTACAGTAGACGAATACGTAGTACCATTAACTACTATATCGTCAGTTACACACAGGCTAGTAGATGGAGTGGTTGTGAGAGTTACTTCTAAGCTAGGATTTAGCAGTATGTCTGTACATGGGTCTTCGCTTGAACAACTCCCATCATCGTAGTTAGCGTTAGGGTCATAGTTGTCTGCCCCTTCGTCTGTACAACCAGTAATTATTTCTGGACAGTTTTCATTAGGAGGACCAATAACTACTTCTTCTTGGAATGAGCAGTTATTGTCAGGGAAGTTAGGATCGTTGAAGTTGCTGTCATATGGAGCAAAGAATGTAAACGTAACTGTGTACACTCCAGGCTCTACTATTCCTTCGAACTGATTCTGGAATATGTTTGCTCCCTCCCCTGCTATGCTATCTGTCTGATCCTGAGATGCAAAATATGACGTACCGTTGGATACTGTTACTATGTATTCAATGTTTGGATCCCAGACAAATCCATCTACTGTAGGATTGTAGACTCCTTCTACATTGGTAAGTATAAACCCATTGACATAGTCAAAGTAGTAAGCTCCATTTTCACCGACTTGATACGCTTCGTCTAGACTGAACAACTCACTAGCACAATCAAGCTGGCTGCTTTGCAAACAGTACAACCAGTATTGACTACAGTCATTTAACTGAGCATCAGCTTGGAAACATATATTCTGCGGATATGGGCTGTCCCCAAACAAGTCGTCAATCGGTGGGGCATCAGGACAAACTTGACTGTTGTAGGTTATTACTGGGAATGCGGTTTCCAAATTAGCCTGCCAATCATACAGTGCACCGTTCATAGCGGTGTAGAAGTAGTCATTGCCGGGTACTCCGCATGCGCAGAAAGTAACCCACATTAATCCGAGCACTACATTATTTGTGCTGTTCAACACTTCACACTCTGGCCCTGTATTTTGTGGCTCTAAGCTCAGCTCTAGTATATACGGTACACCTGCATTTAATCCATTTATAGGATTGTTGGGTATCAGTATGTCTGTCCACTGCGGGGTGAATATGCCACCCTCTGTAGCAAGTGCATTGTATACAGGAGTAACCGCAGTTAATTGCGCAGGAACAGGATTTGCATTGCTATACGATGAGTTCAGGTTCAGTCCTGAATTTATAAGAACATCTGACAGCGGCTTTATTTTAAGTCTCCAAGCTGTGTGATCTTCACTGTACTGATTCTGTAGATATTCAAGTACAGTTGATATAGCTCCTACTCCTATACTGCCTGCTCGTATAGTCAGGTACCCGTCAGCAGCTTGTCCAAAGTAATTGCTGTCAGATATAAAAGCGCCACCGTATCTGGCTCCTGGTGTGTCGTATATACTGCCTGGGGGAGGATTAAAGTAAGTCTCCATTGGAACGGTAACCCCTCCAACAGCACCACTCATAAGACCGAATAGATATCCTCCTATGTTATTAGCAGGATTTACTACACCTACTCGTATACCAACACTGCCATCATTTAATCCTGATGTAG